TTCAAAGCCCCCGATGGAAATGTCGCTCGTCAAGAGTACGTTTACCCCTCTGGCGGAAAGAAAATCCGTTATTTTCCAAAGAGTTTTAGCGCACAAGGTCTACAGTCCGACGAATTGTTCGGTATGAATTTGTGGAATGCGGGTTGTGCTAAGTATGTAACTATCACTGAAGGTGAAGTGGATGCCCTCTCGGCTTACCAGATGCTTCTTAGCAACTACGTAAACCCAGTGGTGTCACTACCATCTGCAACACCCTCTAAGAAGCTCTGGGAGAACTGTAGGGAGTGGCTTAACAGCTTCGAGAAGATCATCATCAGCTTTGACAACGACCAAGCTGGGGACGCTGTAGCGGCTAGAATGGCTAATATGTTTCCTAACAAAGTTTACCGTGTACCACATGATAAATTCAAGGATGCCAACGAGTTCCTAAAGGCTAACGCTGCAGCAGAGTATAAGTCTGCTTGGTGGAATGCTAAGAAGTTTGTACCAGAGAATGTGTTGAATACCTCTGAGCAGTTTTTGAAGCTATTCCGAGATACACCTGAGCATCAGTTTGTACCTACTGGTATTCAAGCACTAGACGACAAGATCATGGGTCTTATGCAAGGCCACTTTACTGTAATCAAAGCACCAACTGGCATTGGTAAGACTGAGGTTATGCGTTACCTAGAGTACAACCTGATCCAACGTGGTATCCCCTTTGCTTCATGGCATCTGGAAGAAACCAAACTGAGGAGCTTGTTGGGCTTAGTGTCTTACAAACTTGAGCAGAACTTAACCCGCAGGGACTTGATTGACCACTACGATGCGACAGAGCGTGTAGAGAAAGCTATCATAGACATCACTAAACCTGAGAAGTTCTATCAGTTCTACTTAGCAGATGGCCAAGGTCCAGACGATCTAATAGAACAGATCAGGTTCTTCCGTGGTGCCTGTGACTGTCAGTTCATCTTCTTTGAACCTATCCAAGATGTCGTGTCTGGGTTCTCTGAGGAAGGCAAAGAGCAGATGCTTGCTGATCTATCTGTAAGATTGTCTAAACTTGCTGCTGAGTTGAATGTGGGTATTGTTACCATTGCTCACACCAACGACAACGGCGACCCTAAGTATTGTAAGATGATTGGGCAACGTGCCTCTGTTGTTATTGACCTAGCTCGTGACAGAACAGCTGATAACGCAGATGATCGTAACCTAACCTACTTGAGAGTTGAAAAGAATCGACCATGCTCTGAAGAAGGTCCAGCAGGGGTATTGCGTTTCAATCCAGAAACCTTTACACTTAGTGAAACATACCACACGTAAGGAAATAAGATGTTTACTTTTGACGTAGAAGCAGATGGCCTTTTAGATAGTGCGACTAAGATACACGTACTTAGTTTCACCACTGGGAAGGAAGTGATTTCCACATATTGCTACGAAGAGATGAAAGCTTTCTTCTTAAGCGCAGATGTGTTGGTCGGTCACAATATCGTGCGCTATGATATACCTCTAGTAGAAAAGATCCTTGGCATAAAGGTCAAAGCACGGCTTATAGACACTTTAGCATTGTCTTGGTATCTTAATCATAACCGCACTCGTCATGGACTTGAGTTCTATGGCATAGACTATGGCATCTTAAAGCCAATGATTACGGACTGGGAAAACCTTAGCCCCTCTGACTACGCTTTTCGTTGCGAAGAGGATGTTAGGATTAATCAACGTCTGTGGTTAGATCTAAGCTACAAGCTTGGTAGACTCTACAAAGACCCTAAAGACCTTGACCGCCTTGTAGATTACCTCACGTTCAAGATGGAGTGCGCTCGTGAGCAAGAGGCAATAGGATGGAAGCTTGATGTAGAAAAAGCTAAGTCTCACTTGGACCAGCTTACAACTATGAAGGAGGATAAGACAGACCAGCTTGCTGCTGCTATGCCACGTAAGGTAATTTACAAGAGGGCTAATAAGCCAAAACAAATGTATCTTAAGGACGGTAGTTTGTCTTCTCGTGGAGAAGCTTGGTTGGCTCTTCTAAAGCAACATGGTCAGCGTGACACCACTATATTCGTTAACCTAGTTGACCGCGAAGAGCTGGCTAACCCTAACTCTAACGATCAGGTTAAGGATTGGCTCTTTTCTTTAGGTTGGAAACCAGCAACATGGAAGTTTGTCCGTGATAAAGACACTGGTCAAGAGCGTAAGATCGAGCAGGTCCGTGATGATGGAGAACTCTGTGCTTCCGTTAAGATGTTAGCTCAGGTTGACCCTACTGTTGATATTCTTGATGGCCTTACAGTTATCAACCACCGTCTTGGTATCTTCAAGAGCTTTGTAGATTGTGAGAAGGATGGGTATGTCAAAGCAGAGATTGCTGGCTTGACTAATACCCTACGCTTTAAACACTCTCGTCCTTTGGTTAACCTCCCCTCAGTGGAAAAACCTTGGGGTAAAGAAATCAGAGGGTGCCTGACTGCTCCTGATGGCTATGTTCTCTGTGGTGCCGATATGACTTCCTTGGAGGATACTACCAAGCGTCACTATATGCAGCCCTTAGACCCTGCCTATGTGTTCGAGATGTCTCAAGATGGTTTTGACCCACACCTTGACCTTGCTAAACATGCTGGTCGTGTAACAGAAGAAGACATCGCTCGTCACAACAAGGGAGAGATCGACCTTAAGCCACTCCGCAAGAACTTCAAGGTTGTTAACTATAGTGCAACCTACGGAGTTGGTGCTAATAAGCTATCCCGTACAACTGGGATGAACCCATCTGAGGCAGCAACACTCCTCGAGGCTTTCTGGTCTCGTAACTGGGCTGTAACAGAGGTTGCTAACAGGTGTGAAGTTAGAGTCGTCGCTGACCAACAGTGGCTCAGGAACCCTGTCAGTGGCTTCTACCATAGCCTTCGTGCTGACAAGGATCGTTTTAGTACATTGAACCAAAGTACTGGTGTGTACTGCTTTGACAGGTGGGTGTCTTGTTGTCGTAGGAGTGGTCTGCAAATGATCGGACAGTTCCACGATGAGGTTATTGCACTTGTTAAACTTGGAGACGAAGCTACTACTAAAGCTACGATGGAAAATAGCATTAAGAAAGTAAATGAAGCTACTAACCTTAATGTGCCTCTTGGTATAGACGCAAACTTTGGTAAAAATTATGCAGAAATTCACTAGATTTTGTGTTTAAGGGGGTTGACATCCCCTCCAGACTCACTATATTACAAACTCAGCCCTAACCCGAAAGGAATTTAAAATGGCTAAGACGATTACAATGACAGGCTACGCAGAATATGCCCGTATCTTTAATGAGAACATGGATAAGAATCCAGACTTTCACCCTAACGGGCAGTTTAATATGAACTTCTATCCTGACACAGAAGAGGATTTGGATACGTTCTTTGGCGCAGGTGTTCCACGCTCTTTCCGTGGGCAGGATCGCCTAAAGACTCCTAAAAATGGGTCTGGTTACGGTATCGGTAAGTTCGTAAAACTTAAACGTGATAACGTAAACCCATTCCTACCTGAGTGGGGCGGTAAGCCTGAAGTAGTCCACTGGGATGGCGATAAGAAAGGGCTAGACTGGTCTATGACAGAGGATGGTGAGGTCGGTAATGGCTCTAAGGTGCGCATTAAACTTACTGTCTATGGTGAGGGAGATCGTGTTGGTCACCGCATTGAAAAGGTTGGAATTATGGAATTGGTCCCATACCTATCTCAAAAGGTCGATGCAGAAGGCTTCTAAAGTAACCATTGGTGGGGCTATGTGTCCCACCATTTACCTCAGATAGGTGCACTATGAAAATTTCTACTATTATATCAGAAGAGTTCTTTGATGAGACTACCCGTCAAGTGACCTTTACTAAGGATGGAATAGATACTTTAGAGGATTTTGTTTATTATTGTTATGAGCTATCCTCTATGGCGGGATTCCCATACGTAATAAAGATTTCTGCCACATCTAAAAATGGACAGGAAGTTGGGTCAAACTTATGAACCCTTCAAAGATTATTATAGACGGAGATATAGTTGCATACAGAGCTTCTTTTGCAAGTATCTCTTTTGATGAGCAGTACCTAGAGCAAAAGATTGACGAACTCATTAGTTATATCTTGGAAGAATGTTCCTTCTATTGCAGTACAGGGGATTATGTAATCTACTTAACTGGCAAAGGAAACTTCAGAAAAGAGATAGCTAAGACCGCTGAGTATAAGGGAAACCGTAAGTCAGTAGAGAAGCCAATCTTTCTTGAACAAGCTCGTGATTACTTACAAAAGAAGTATAATGCCATTATCTCTTCTGGAGAAGAAGCTGACGATCTTATTGCAATGGAAGCTACTAGGATTGGGTCTGAAGTTATTGTCGCATCCGTAGACAAAGATATGCTTCAACTACCAGCTTTACACTTTAACTTTAATAGGAAAGATGACAAGTGGACTTTGGTCAAAGAGTTTGAGGGATTAAAGTTCTTCTACACTCAGATCATAACTGGGGATTCTGCTGACAATATCAAAGGAATCTTTCGTGTAGGCCCAGTAAAAGCAAAGGCTATGTTGGAGGACTGTGACGATGAAGCCAGCCTCTGGGAAGCTGTTGTGAAGGCCTATGAAGGGAACACCGAACGTGTAATCGAGAATGGAAGACTTCTTTGGTTACGCAGATATGAGGGACAGATATGGGAACCGCCAGTAGTTCAAAAGCAAAAGGTAGGCTAGGGCAGCAAGAAGTCCGTGATAAAATCCTAAAGACTTTCCCAGAGCTTGAGCCAGATGATGTACGAAGCACTGCTATGGGACAATCTGGGGAAGATATCCAACTATCACCAAGGGCAAGAAAGCTTTTACCTATCTCTGCAGAAGTAAAAAGACGTAAGACCTTGAAAACTGTATATGACTTCCTAGATCAAGCAAAGCAAGACGGTAAATACGAACCTGTTGTCTTCTTTAGAGCAGACCGAAAAGATTGGTTAGTCTTCTGTCAGCTAGATCACTACATGGAACTCGTCAAAGATTGGAAACATAATGGCTAAGATAAAAGTCCACCGCATACTAGAAGGCCCAGAAGAGGATAACGGTTATTTTTGGATCGTCGCTTCTACAGAGCAGAATGGTCGTATGATTGTTGACGAGATTGGCACTGAAGACCTAGAAGCTATCGAAGATATCGTAGCACACTTGAAAGTTAGTATTCAACCTTATGAATTAGAAGCGGAGTGGGTAGATGACCACTGTAGGCACTAAAACAGCAGTAGTTTTCTCTTGTGGTCACTGTGACCCAAGCGTTAGCAATGAACGGTACAGTTGGCTAGGGAGCTTCTTATACGACCTTCGTCCAGATTATGTAATTGATCTAGGTGATGGGGCAGATATGAAGTCTCTGAATACCTTCGATAGCCGTTACCCACAAGCTATTGTATCTCAAAGCTACCAAGCTGATGTAGAGCATTATAGTGATGCAATGGATCGTATGAGGTGGAAGTTTAGGCACAATAAACGTAAGCGTCCTTTCTTTATTGGTTTCGAGGGGAACCATGAGAATAGAATTAAGAGGGCTATAGCTCATGACCCAAGATTGGAAGGATCAAAATACGGAATCTCATTCAGCCACCTTCAGACATCTGTTTGGTTTGATGAGTACCATGAATACATCAATTCAGCGCCAGCAATTACAGATTATGATGGCATATCGTATGCTCACTACTTTAGTTCTGGTAACTTTGGCTCTGCACTTAGTGGTGTTCATCACGCTTATGCACTCCTCCAAAATAGGAACAGTTCTGCTACTTGTGGTCATAGTCATAAGCGGAGTATCTATTTTAA